AAATCGCAAGCTAGACAAGCAGAGATCGCGCGGTCGCATCGACGGCGCTGTAGCGCTTGCCATGGCGACTGCAATGGCTGGCACCTATGAGGGTGCGGCAGATCAGACTTCATTTTGGGAAGTCCTGGACCCCAACGCCGACTATGCGGCCCAGCCGCAAGCCGCCTGATCAGCCCATCGGGCATCAATAATACAAGGAATGCCTGATGGGGATCATGAAATGGTTCACGCCCTGGCGTGAAGAAAAAGCCGTGTCTTTTGACCCCGTTTGGCTTGATTGGTTTGGCTCTCGCGTATCTAAGTCTGGCGTTCCTGTAAGTTGGGAGCGCGCCCTAGATGTGTCGACGGTCTTTGCCTGCATTCGCGTAATCGCGGAAGGTGTTGCGCAGGTCCCCTTGAGGGTTATGCAGGAGCTACCAAACGGTAAGGGCAGTCTGCCGGCGATTGACCATCCGCTTTACAAGGTTCTGAACAGCAAGCCGAACAAGTGGCAGACGTCATTTGCGCTCCGCGAGACGATGATTTTCCATCTTGCGCTTACCGGCAATGCCTTTTTCTACAAGAATATCGTGCGCAATCAGGTTCGGGAGTTGATTCCGATTGATCCTGGCTCTGTCACCATCACGCGCAACAACGATTATTCGCTGACTTATACGGTGAGTGGCATTGATGGGCGGTCTATGGACTTCCCACAATCTCTTATCTGGCACATCCGCGGACCTTCGTGGGATACGTGGCGCGGCATGGATGCTGTCCGGCAGGCGCGCGAGGCGATCGGCCTCACGATCGCAACCGAAAACACACAAGCTGAGATGCACGCCAACGGCCTGCAGACTACTGGTGTGTATTCTACTGACGCGAAGATTGACCCGGAGAAATATAAGCAAATCCAGGCGTGGATTGCCGCGCAGACGGGCGGATCAAACCGCCACAAGCCGTTTGTAATCGATTCAAACTTTAAGTGGACGCCTCAGTCTATGACGGGCGTCGATGCGCAGCATCTTGATACACGAAAGTTCCAGATCGAGGAGATCTGCCGCTCGTTCCGTGTTTTGCCGCCAATGGTTGGACATTCTGGCCAGGCGATGACGTTCGCAAGCGCTGAGCAAATCTTCCTGGCACACGTCATTCACACGCTTATGCCGTGGGTCGTGCGTATCGAGCAATCCATCGACAACGATTTGCTCGATGGCACGGAAGACGAGGCATTCTTCGCAAAGTTCAACATGAATTCGCTGCTTCGCGGTGCCGCCGCCGACCGCGCAACCTTCTATTCCAAGGCTCTTGGTGCTGGCGGCTCGCCGGCATGGATGACGCAGGACGAAGTTCGTGCTGAGGAAGACCTCAATGCAGAGGGTGGTGAGGCCAGCAAGCTGCCGAAACCGACGAATGTTGCGGGTGCAGCGCCGGCAGCAAAGCCGCAGGGCGGCAAGCAGGATCAAAATACATGACGAAAAAGACTGGTTCTGGTGCCATAGAGCACTTCAGCTTCGCCCTTGGTGAGATCAAGCTTGATTCCGCCAATGTCTCCGACGGTGACATGACATTCTCTGGTTACGGCGCTGTTTTTGGCAACGCCGATTCCTATGACGATGTCATCCTTAAGGGCGCATTCACCGATACGCTCGCAAAAGCCAGAAAATCAGGCGTGTGGCCGGCAATGCTGGCTCAGCACGGCAGTTTTGGCACGGAAATGACGCCTGTTGGCGTTTGGACCGAGATGCGAGAGGATGACGTCGGTCTTTACGTTGAGGGCAAGCTGGCGCCGACTGATCGCGGCAAAGAGTACTATCAACTTCTCAAAATGACGCCAAGACCGGCTATCGGCGGCCTTTCTATCGGCTTTCGCGCTGTAGATTGGTCTATGCGGTCGGCTCCAGATGAGCCGCGCAGGACGCTAAAAGCGGTCGATCTCATTGAGGTCTCGCTGGTGACGTTCCCGGCCAACCCGAAGTCGCGCGTCACCAGCGTTAAATCGGAATTCAATCCGCGAGAAATTGAAGACAGCCTGCGTGAAGCCGGCCTGTCGCGGGCAGACAGTGTGAAAGCTGTTGCGGTCTTCAAAAGTATGCTGCTTCGCGATGAAGCAGAGCCGAATGCTGATCTTCGTGATGAAGAGGAAGCGGCAATCAAGAGCGCGGCGGAGCTGACTGAGCTTGCTGAGCGAATTCGTGCGCTGATCGCCTAACCAAGGCGGCGGTTGCCACATCCACCACATCACAGGAGACTACCATGACCGACAAAACGGCCATCGAACAGGTTATGACTGCGTTCGAAGAATTCAAGGCCACCAACGATGCCCGCCTCAAGGAAATTGAGAAAAAGGGCGCCGCCGATCCTCTCGTTGCCGAGAAGCTTGGCCGCATCGAGGGTGATCTCTCCAAGCTTGAAGACATCAACCAGAAGCTGACCGCTGCTGCGCTTGAGTCCAAGAAGGAAAAGGATCACGTCGACGAGCTCGAGGAGAAGCTGAACCGCCTATCCATCGCCGGCTCTGCTGATCCGGAAAAGCGCAAGATCGACCTGAAGGCCAAGGTTAACCTCTGGGCTCGCGCGGTCGTCAATGCTCATACCATCGGCGTTCCGAACCTGCCGGCCGAACAGCAGAAAGCTCTGGCTGACGTTGTTGCCGAGTACAAGGCTCTGTCTCTCGGCAATGACACGACAGGCGGCTACCTGGCTCCGTCTGAATACGTCCGCGAAATCATCAAGACCGTGACGGAAATTTCTCCGGCCCGCGCTCTTGCTCGTGTCCGTCAGACCGCATCCAAGTCGATCCAGCTTCCGAAGCGCACCGGCCAGTTTGCCGCTCAGTGGGTTGCCGAACAGGGCACCAAGTCCGAGACGGACGGCCTGCGCTACGGCATGTGGGAAATCCCGACGCATGAGCTTTTCGCTCTGATCGACATCTCTAACCAGAACCTTGAAGACTCTGCCTTCAATCTGGAATCTGAGATTTCGTTCGAAGCAACTGAGCAGTTTGCTGTTGCCGAAGGCGCCGCATTCGTTTCCGGCAATGGCGTCGGCAAGCCTGAAGGCTTCCTCGTTGCCGCTGGCATCACTAGCACGAACTCCGGTTCTGCCACTACGATCGCTGATGTCGACGGTCAGGCAAATGGCTTGCTTTCGATGAAGTACAGCCTGAAGACTGCGTATACGCGCAATGCTTCGTGGGCACTGAACCGCACCACGCTCGGCTCCATTCGCCGTCTGAAGGACGGTCAGAAGAACTACATCTGGATGCCTGGCATTGCGCTCGGCCGCCCGAACACGATCGATGGTGACCCATACGTTGAAGTTCCGGATATGCCGAACGAAGGCGCGGGCACCACTCCGGTGGCCTACGGCGACTTCTCTAAGGCATACACGCTCGTCGACCGTATTGCCATGGAAATGCTTCGCGATCCTTACACGCAGGCAACCAGCGGCAACGTTCGGTTCATCTTCCGCCGTCGTCTTGGTGGTCAGGTGGTTCTGCCGGAAGCTCTGAAGAAGCTGACCTGCTCGGCATAAGCCAACAGCGGGCGATCTAGTGCCCACAAGGAATTAGATCGCCCATTTCCAACCTGAAAAGGAGATAGCCTGATGGCTTCTAGAGATCTATATGACAATATCGGCGTTGTAACGTCGATTGCTCCCGCCGTTCTTACTGCCACCACGACCGGCACAGGTATTGACCTTGCCGGCTTCGAGTCGGCGACAATCGTTATCAATACCGGTGCCATCGCTGGTGCTGGTGTTTTCAACGTCACCCTTGAAGAATCCGACGCTTCTGGTTCTGGATACACTGCGGTTGCGGCATCCAAGATTCTAGGTACGCTGCCGACGCCGCTTGCGGCATCTACGGTGTATAAGCTCGGATATCTTGGCAGCAAGGAGTTTGTGCGCCCAGTTCTGACGCTGGCGTCTGGCACGTCAATTGCGGCTGGCGCCGTTGTCGTCAAGTCGCACGCACGCAGCAAGCCGGTAGCATAATTTGTATCGGGTCGTGAAGCCGTTCCAGTTTTCTGAGGATGGCTTCACGCTCATTGACCTGTTGATCGGGGATGAGCGTGAATTCGGATCTATGACCGACGGACTTGTTGCTGAGGGCTATATCGAGCCTATCGACGCGGCAGTTGCCGCCGATCCGACCGGAGAACGGGCAGCGGTTCGCGCACGAAGGAAATAATCATGAATTTGCGCCTTGTGACGCCAGGAACGGAAACGATTGTGTCGTTGACCGAAGCTAAGGCGCATCTTCGTATTTTTTACGATGATGACGACGGTTATATTACGTCTCTCGCTGCCGCCGCTCAAGACTGGTTGACCGGCGAAAACAATTGGCTTGGCCGTAGCGTTGTAGAGCAGGGATGGGAACTGACGTACGACCGGTTTCCATGGCATGGATATTGCGATCCGTGGCCGTATTGGCGCCGTCAAGGCGACTATCAGCCGAACGCATTGCATCTACCAAAACCTCCACTAAAGGAGGTGACTGGTCTGTTTTACACGCCGTCAAAAGGCGGAGCAGAGGTGGAAATCACAGATTTCCGCACGATCGGCATAGCCGACACCAATGGCGCATATTTGCTTCCAGCAAAGGGCCAGTCTTGGCCAATGACAGACTG